GTGAAGATCATTGTAGAGCCTCCACATTATGATGAGGATACAGGGATTGGCTGTTTTCCATCATCGACCCGCGCAGGGCTGTTTTATACAGATCCGCGCATTAACTATGGGCCTGATAAGGGAGTCCCCCTTGAGGGAGTCAAGGCCGCATTCATTCAGAATATGCCCAAAGAGATCAGAGACCTACAGGCTGAAGCTTACGCCAAACAGATGAGCAAAAGTCTTGATGGCTCAGCTTCTGAGAAATACCGTAAGTTTTTCAAGGTCCACAAGGAGCGTCCAAGCCTTGCCAAAGGTGAGGAGAGCTCTTTGGTTGACCTCTCTAAAGAAGGCTCACTAGCTGAGCTAGGAGAGCTGCTAGGCTTCAAAGAGAAACGAAAAGTCTCACCGCGTGATACCTCTAGCGATAGCTCTACCTCTAATGATCACACCTCTCAACCAAGGAAGCCTAAAAGCAATGAAGGCAACCAAGGGGGATTATTTGGGGAAGGCGCTAAGGCTAAGAAAAAGCTAAAATCAGAGCTACCATCTGTGATCTTCGTACACCCCGAGCGCAACCCCGATAGCCAAGGGCTAGCGCTCTTGACCTCTGAGAATGGCCACCTCTTCCCATATGCGTACACTGGCGCATCATTGGCCGGCTCAGGTAATATCTTATACGTCAATGAGACCTCTACTCTGCTTGATGGATATGTAAACGCGGCTGAGCATCACCTGAAAGATAAAGAACCTATGTCGCGTCAAGCTATACTCGATGAGGTGGTTAAGCCCTTTATCGTTGAGCACTTGCCTGCATCAATTGAGCACGCTCGATCTAACACCGAGCTTTTAAAGCTTGGCGTGGACGTCACTAAACCGGAGCATATTTCTGTAATGCTCGCGGGAACATGGCAGATGACAGGGAGTTCACCGGCTACCTACTACAAGCGATACATGAAAAAAGTTGAGTCGTTAGGAGAGACGAATGAAACGACAGATGAGCCCCATAACTAGATACAACGCACTAACCAAACTCCAAGCCGCTCGTGAGAGGCTAGGAGCTCCCAAAAAAAAGATTGAAAAACCACAGTTCGTTAACTGGCCTATCGAGCTACTCCCCACTGAGTTCACTGATGAGGAGCTCGCGACACTTCCGGATTTTTTGAGGTGACTAAGTTAACCCCTGAGGAGCGCCGCGCTTATTATCGTGAGCGCTACCGTAGACGCTTAGCCGCTGAGACTCCTGAGGAGCGAGAACAACGTAAGCGCTATCAGAGGCTCAAGTATGAGATGAAGATGGCGGCTGAGACTCCCGAGCAACGAGAGGAGCGGCTAGCCAAGGCGCGTGAGTACTACCGACAGCGTGTAGCTAATGAGACTCCTGAGGAGAAGGAGCTCCGGCTAGCCAAGGCGCGTGAGTATAATAAGAAAGAGCGACGAGAATATAACAGGCTCTACAGTCGGAAGCGACGAGCCAACGAGACCCCAGAGCAACGCGAGAAACGACTAGCTAGACACAGAGAATACCAACGAAAGAAGCGAGAGCGAGAGAAGAATGAACAGGGAACGTAACCTAGAATATAAGCGCCAGTGGGCCAAGCGTAAGCGAGCTAATGAGACCCCTGAAGAGAGAGAAGCTCGACTCCTAAACGCGAGAGAGTACAAGCGCAGACGTAAAGAGAATGAGACCACTGAGGAGCGACGAATAAGACTACTCTGTGAGCGAGAATACAATAGAGCGAGACGAGCAAAGAGGAGAGGTTATGAGTGATATAAAATTAGTTTCCAAAGATATAACGCGCACGCACGTAAGGACAGGTGAGGAGATATTAGCTACACTCAAGGAGATGTTAGTTACTCGCCTAGAAGAAGACCTCGACTTAACCAACCCTGATGATTTGGACATCTATAACAAGTCGAGAGCCCTTCATGAGTACATCGACAAGACTTTAAGAGAGGCAGAACATGAGCAAGAAGTTAGGAAGAAAACCTTACCCACGAGAGGTCCGAGATAGGCTACTCGATAACCTCAGAGAAGGTATGAGCATAGTGGCCGCTTGCACCCAAGCTGGCATCAGCGAAAATACTCACTACCGCTGGCTAGAAGAGTGCGAAGATGGAGAATGGACTGAAGAGGTTAACGCTGCCAAAGACTTCGCTGAAGCCGTAGCGCTCTCCAAGCTCAAACGACTAGGTGATGAGAAGGCCGATTGGCGAGCTTACGCTTGGATTCTAGAGAGGCGTTACCCCGATCGATGGGGAGCCAAGAAGGAGCTCGAACTTAATGTAGGCTCGACCTCTGATAAGGGTACAGAGATGGTCACTTCAATGATCACCCAAGTGCAAGAGGAGCTCAAGCCGCGAGATGACGAAGATGAGGAGATAACACAAGATGCAGATGATTAGAGTAAAGCTGAAGCGAGCTTGGACGATATACGCCTCTCAGCAACGAACTGAATGGAGCATAGATAATGGAGAGTATCACATTAGAGCCACACATGATGATGATAGTGATGGTTGGAACAGGGTATATTACGATGAAGTTGATGTTTCCCTAGGAGCTCTAGTGACAGTCACTGAGACCAATAAAGATGGCTTGATCAATCGAGAGTATTATGAGGTCACCTCTGAGGGTCTCCAATTTACAGACTGTGACTGATGACTGATCTAGTACTAAACCCGCTTCAACGCGCCATCATAAAGAGCATCCTCTCAGAAGACAGGATAATCGCGGCTCGTTGTGGGTGGGGCTCAGGCAAGACCTCAGCGCTAGTCTTCGCTCTCCTCTTCATTACTCGAATGAGGCCGGGGACATCATCTCTTCTGGTGACTGACACGAACCCGCGCTATAACTCGGTATTGATGCCTGAGCTAGAAAAGTGGTTGGGGCCGCTCGGTTGGAGCTACAATCACACCCTCAGACAGTGGCTTGACCCATCAACACAATCTACTGTTTGGTGTCGCTCGTATTATCGACCGGGTACGCGAGACGCTACCCACAATCCCCTAGAGGGGCTCAACATCACTAGTGGTGTTTGCTTGATCGATGAATGCCAGACTCTCACCGCTGAGGTAGCCCATAAAGCTATGGGGCGTCTTCGGGCCGGCCCTTCTCCCATCATGATATTGGTGGGGTTGCCTGTCAGCTCTGCATGGTGGGTGCAGATGGCAGAGCAAGCAGAGTGTGAACCTCTCCTCTTTAGCTCATACGTCAACGAGGCCAACCTCAGCGCGGAATGGTTCGAGGCCACCAAGCTTCTACCAGCTGAGGAGCGGGAAGCTATGGTGATGAATAAGCCAAGGCCACCCACCGGGCTTATCTACTCTGAGTTCACCGAGTCTCACATCATCGATGGATGGAAGTACAAGCCGAGTATGACCGGACGCATAGCCATCGACTGGGGCTTCCGTAAACCTAGCGTCTTGATCATCTGCCACGATGACGAGCTAGGAGCTGATGTGATCTGTGGTGAGCTCAACCCACGAGAGGTGACCATCGAGCAACTCACCACCCTCATCCTAGCCATAGCGTGGCCTCGAGCATATCAAGCCGCAGCACCCTCACCGCGAATATGGTTAGATGTCGGAGTAGCAGACAAGGCAGGCCGAGCGCGGAATGACCAAACAGGGCGCTCAGCATTCCGAGCGATTAGAGGAGCTCCCCCCGGTGGCCTTGGTCTTCCTCTTCGGAGCAACACAGACCCAATCCGCACCGATGTATTGAACGGCATTCAAAGACTCAAAAGAGCTTTTGGTCGCAAACAATACCTGATCACTAGAGAGGTATGGGCCAAGGGAGAGAGAGCGACAGGTAACAGCCTACACAAAGCTATTATGTCTTATGCTTGGGACAACAAAGAGCAGCCAAAGAAGGACGGCAGAGAAGACCCACTAGACGCGCTCCGCTATGACTGCATCACTTGGAATTGGAACGACACAGACGTCGACCGCAGGCAGTACCAAAGAACCACACCCACCACAACAGGCCGAAGAGTAAGAGTAGGCGCATCAAAGAGGAGGCAGTTTTGACCGTCGATCACCCAACCCACTATCACCCCAACACCATCGAGGCTATAGACGTCATCGAGGCTTGGAAGCTTAATTTTAACAGAGGTAATACTCTGAAGTATTTATCTAGGGCCGGCCTCAAAGACCCTCACAAGGAGCTCGAAGACTTAGAGAAGGCTCATTGGTATCTCACCCGAGAGATCGAAAGGGTAAAGGCCCGAGGATGAA